TTTGGCTACACAATGTCTTGTGCTGAGAACGTGATTACATCGTCAAGGACGTCGCCGCCGCTGTCGAGTAGCATGAGGTTGATATCCCCGGTAAAGACGCATCCTACAGCCGTAAGTACGTCTGTGCCGTGTGATTTGAAGTAATCCGAGCCTCTGTCGTTCGCGATGCCTTGGATGATGAAGTTAGGCGTAATAGTGTCCTTGGTGTACTTAGTGATTACCTGCTTGAGCCAATCGGTTGAGCGCCTGCGCGTAATCGTTCCTGTTATGGAATAGCCAAGCCACCGGTGAGAGTCCGTCTTCATGCCAAGCTGTTTGCCTGTCCAAACGCGAGGCGTGAATTTAATCTCGAACTTCACAGAGTCAAAGCATTCAAAACCGTTGATGAACACTTTACCCTCGATAACACTAATGGGTTCTATTTTTCTATCCACTAACTGTTCCTCCTTATCTCGTTATGATTGTGAAGTACGATTTTTCGGAGCTTTCCTTGTGTTCAAGCCCTACATTGAAGTATGTGCCATCGCCGATGCTCGCACTCCTGTCAACGCGGAAGTCTGCCTCAAAATCTATGTTCTTGATGGCACCGATGCCGTCCGGTCCGAACTCGCGAAGTCCTGAACGACCAACACCCTCCATCACTTCCCAACCGTCCGAATCGTTGTCGAATTTTCCGGGAGGAAAGTTTTTCTTTACCCACTCAGCGAAAGCATCAAAGACGCGGATGGTGCGGTTTTTCTTGTACGTCTCGTCCTTCTTGGGAGTGAGTGTGACAAGGCTGTTGATATCATATTCGATAATGACCTCACCCTCGTCATTGAGTGAGAAAAAGAACTCTCCGGCTTTGATTGCCTCAATAGCCGCATCGTTATCTTTGTAACCGATGATTTCAACCGCTCCGGGATAAACGCGGTGCGTGTTGCCCTCTGTGAGTGAGGATGATGCCTCTGTCGCGGCTACCCATGCCGTAGCAAGTGGAGCCGTGATGCGAGAGCCATCAGCAAGGACTACGCCGTTGGTGATGTTGATGATACCCTCATGGTCTGCATGGAGGCCGGATAGAACGCCTATCCGGCCCTTGCCGCTGACTTCGCGTATCTCGATGATTTTGGACGCGACTGCATCAAGCAGCGCCGGTACAGTGTCGCCGGTCTCGCCTGTAGGTCCGAGAGGGAATGCCAACGCATCCCACAACTGACCCTCTGAGGTTTCGAGAAACTTCATAAAGTCAGCGTTGGTTGCCTGTCCATCCACACCGCCGGCAAGGGTCGCTCCGGCGTTTGCTGTAATTGCTCCCATGCCTGTGAACGTGACCCATCCGTTTTCCTCTGCAATGAGGTCATTGACAGAGGAAATCCCAGTGTAGTCGAATACAGGCATATTCCCTAAGTGAATCGTTACATCAAATCCCGATGAAGGATTAGCAACGATAACAACTTTCAGAGCATTGCCGCGCGTGCCGCCATGAACCGCCTCGACTTGGATTGTGCCGATAGACACCTTTGCTTTCGCGCCCTGTTTAGGAATGTAAACAAGAACGCGACCTGCTCTTTTCAGCGCCTCCCGGATGAGTAGCATAGCCGGCACTTGGTCACCAATGCTAAAGCCGAGCTTTTTGTACTGTGATTCCGGAGCGAAACTTTCAATCAGGATGTATTCCTTTTCCGGACCGTAGCTGTGGTTGATAAGTGGAATCAGTACCGTTCCTTTCCTCGACCTGTCAAGGTTATCATTCCGGGAACTCTCGAAGTTGATATACGTTCCCGGACGAATTTTGTCGACAAGTCTGTCAAATTTTCCACCTGGCATTACTCTTTATCCTCCTTTTTCTTCGCAGGTGCAACCTGCTTTTTTAACCATGAGTCGATGATGTTTCGCACTTCCTCTACCGTATGCTCTCCTTTGACTCCATAGGTAGCGCCATCGTATGTGCTTGAGCTCACCCCGAATAGTCGGTAGCAGTCTTTGCCTAACCGCTCGACTGTGAACTTGGCAGTCTCATCCTCTGGAGTATTGTCGCCTGCGTTGGCTTCCTCCGATGCTTTGTTATCTTCCGGATTGATGTTATCCGGATTAGTTTCCGAAATTTTATTGTCCGGAGTCTTGTCTGTGCTGTTGTTCTTAGGCATAAAATATCCTCCTTTTCAGTTATGGGCTTGCGGAAGTTTCCGGATCGGGAACACCGGTAGCTTTAGCAAACGCTCCGCGCCGGTGTAGGTCAAACACAACTGAGCCGCTCTTTTTTACTTCCTCATAGAGGTACGCCCGAGAGCTTTCCCAACTGAGCATAATTTGAACCGTTCCTGTGCTTCCCTCGATGGTTTTGCTCGTAGGGTCATGTAATCGCACTCTCTCGCCTGTGTACGCGCCATTCTTATCTATCAGAGGGATAACACCGCGTCGCTCCTTGACCGCGTTTAACACACATTGTGCGAGCTCGTGAGCTCCACGAACATCGGAATGAAACGCCTTAACGAACATGGTGTAGGTAAGCGCATAAGCATAGAGTGTGTACCCTGACGAATCTATCTCCGGAACAGGGAAATAAATCGCCGGTACGATGAACCCCTCCGGCACTTCCCAATAGTACGGAGAGGGGTTCCCTGCGCTTTCAAGCGCGAATTTAATGATACTGGCTACTTCTTGCTCGAGCATGAGTGCCTCCTCTCTTACATCGCGAAGTACCTATCAAGCCAGTCTTGCAGCATTTCATCAATGAGTTTAGGGTAGACCTTGTTTAATATTCGGAGTCCGGATTCCCAAAAATGCCTACCCTCTATCCATTGCTGTTTCAATACCATCCCGGTCTTTGCTCCCGGTGAATAAGTAAAGCTACCTCCCGAGAACACGCCTGGAACAAAACGAGTCGCCACCCCTTTCGGGTTTGTCCAATGCCCGTCATTAACGTACTTTGCATATTCAACGTGAGTGCCGACCTCAAGGGTCAAGCCTCCCTCATCCATGATCCACACGTTATCTCCTGCACTCTTTGAAAAGGACGCGAGCATTTGTCGGGTATCGACAGCATCGCAGCGGATTATCTCGTTTTGGATTATCTGCAAGTATTCAAGCCCTATAGACTCAAGGAAGTTTGTAAGCTCCTTCTTGAAATCACCGTTCGCAGCCTGCTTGAGTCTTTCCATGAACCTTTTGTACTGCGTAAGGTCAACGCTGATGGCCGGCATTAAAGCAACTCCTGTTGACCGGTGGGCTTGACTATAATAGTCACATGATGCCCCCGAATGTTCCGGGGAATCTCTGCCGTGTACTCGTACCCTGTTTCGCAATCAATGATTTTGTCATTGAGCCGGACATCCGTACCGGCAGGAAGGGCGAGTTTGACTGTCGCAATTCTTACAGCTTGTGGGTCTTTTTGGGCTACTGTGACATTACTGTTCCGTACACCGAAATGACACGGAACATCTTTCTCGTCCGGCTCCTCTGCGTAAGAGAAAGCAGGGGAGGACGGCAAGCCATAACCGGGCGATTTACTTTGTGCCTTAATGTGGTATATATCGCACTTGTGGTCTAACAAACCTGTGAATGACATAGAGCCGCCCTCCTTTACAGTTTTCGCATTTTCAGTATGACGCTACCGCCGCTACTCGCCACGATGAACTCATCGAGCAAAGAGCCGAGCGAGAGGTTTGCAATCTTCTCATCCGTGTCCGCAAGGGTATACGAATAATCGTCAAACGTCTCGCTCTTGTAACCGCCTTTACCATCTTGACTTTCTGCTGCGTTGAACGCATACAGCTCCGCAATGAGTATAACCGCTATCTTGACATTCTCCGGAAGCTCCGGATATTTTTCTGTGTCGGTAAAGCGGTTGCCTGTGTAGTTGATAACGTGAGTCTCGGCGCGGAATATATCAACTTTGAGCTTTTCATCGCTACGTGTTTGGACTTTTTTGTAATCGGAGTAGTCCTTAACCTCCTGTGGCAATGCCCACGGACGGTCAGGCATGAGCTCACCTCCTATTCAGTTCCGGCGTTGCCTCCACCGTCGGGATTGCCGGTGAACTGATTCGTTGTGTTGCTGTCTTCGGAGTTTCCGCTCACGCCGCCGTTACCTCCGGTGTTGTCGGGGTTATCTTGTCTTGCGACTTCTGCCTCCGAATGGATTTCGTAGACGTCTTTATCGACTTCTACAACAGCAACTTTCCTTTCCTCGAGAGCAGCCCATATATCGTCAGCACACTTGTCTTTGTTCGGCGCTTCCGATACATCCAATCCGAGCTTTTTGCCGATGCCCTCAAGGGTAGGTCTGTTCAGCCTCTTTAGCTGTGAGTGGTTGAGCGTCTCAACAAGTTTCCCTGTTCCGATGCCTTTTCCGCTCACGCCGCTGGTATCTCCGGTGTTGTCGGGAACTTCCAGAGTCGCGACAGGAATTTGCGATTGTTCTATCTCCTCGAAGTAACCGGATGCGAGAGCCTCCTCCGCTGCCGTATCGTCCTCGATGGAGATATACGGCTGGGCGTTTGTGGCGTGTACTCCGGGTCCGGAGTATGAACGCCCTTTAATCAGTTTAAGGTGTTTCATATCGCACCCTCCTAACCGATGAAGATGTCAGGCAGATTTGTAACCATTGCCGTCGCATCCAGTTCCTCGATGATTGCATCGAAGTCAAGGTGAATGACGTAGAATCGCTTATCAGCCATGATAGCCTCTTTGCCCTCTGTGGTTTTGCGGATAATGATGCCGTATGTGCTGATTGTGATGAGGTTTTTCGGGTCCGTGAGGATTATCTTGTCGTCGGGCATAGCCGGAACTTCGATAACCGGAACAGACACCGGATTCTCAACGCGCTTGTCGGTGATTATTCCGCCATTCTCAACAGCTTGGTTGAGGATGTAGAGTTCCCACGCTTGACGCCTGTGAGGACTCATGAGCCAACGGAGCTTGCCGTTGTTGTACTTGTTCGGCATAGCCTGTAACGCCTTGTAAAACGAGGAAAGCTGCATGGGTTGCTTGGACGCATTAACAACGTGACCGCCGTTAGCGATTTGTTTAACCCATCCATCATTGACATACAGGAAAAGCTGATCCGGATTTGTTGCCGGTGTCGCTGTGTCGCCATTGAGGTATAAATCCTCAAGGTCAACACCGAGCTGCGTGGTCATGAGGTTTGTAACTGTGGCTTCGAGACCTTGCCCCTCGATGTTTTCGCGAAGCGTTTCTTCTGTGATTTCCCACGGAAGCCTGACAGCCGTAGTCGCGTACTCGATGTCAGAGAAGTTCGGCTTTGCGCGGTAGCCGGTGATTTGACCGGTGGCAGGGTCGAGGACAGGCGCGGAGCCGTTTGCCTGCGCGTCAATGTTCTCGACTTTCTTGCGGAGGATGCGAGAGGCTATACCAATCTTGTCGATTGTACCTGTCTTAGACCTCCGGAGTTCGTGCCTTACAAGCGGACCGAGAGGGGTAGCTTCAAACGTTTGCTTGAGGAATGCGCTTGCCTGTTCCGGGGAGAGCAGACCGCTCGTTACGCCTGCGGTTGTGAGTGCCGCGGCGTTCTTGACAATGTTTTCGTTGGTTTTCATTTACTTTTATCCTCCTCCTTTAGATGATGCCGGCCAGATAATGCTGGTCGGATTTTACGACTTGTTCCTCGTCGTTAAGGTTGGTAGCGATGCCTGCGCGTTTAAGGATAGGTTCGAGAGCCTTGGCAACGCCGTCAGCTACACCGTCCTCTATCATCTGTGCGACATCTTCTTTTGTGACAGCCTCTGCAGCAGGGTTCGCGTCGGGAGCCGCGCCCTCTTGCGGAGCAGGGGTTTCGCCTTTGGCGACATCATCGGCGGTAATTGGTACTATCGCCTCGAGAGCTTTGAGTATCGGTGCCATCGCCTTAGTGACGCTTTCGCTGATCGCCTCTTGTAACTTTTCTGTGCTTCCCAATGTGGTATCCTCCTTTTTGATTGTTTCATTTTCCGTAACAGAGTCACGGAGTTTACTGATTGATTGCTGCGCTGTTTCGAGCTCGTCTCTCACTCGCTCCCCTGCCTTGTTAATCGGTGCAGCATCCGACAGGGATTTGACAATGTTCTGACTCGCTAACACATCGAGCATGATGGCGCTAAATTCCTCCAACGCCTCCCGGATGGTTGCCTCGTCTGTTTCAAACGTCCATTTGTCCGCGTGCCAGTCGAAGCCATACAGGATGTCCTCAAGTGTGTAAAACGCATTCCAGAACCCGGAGCTTTTCATCCGCTCTTTGTACTCGTCAAGCATCTCCCCTTTCTCTACGATGTCCATGCCAAACAATGCAGCGAGCTTGGTTAATAGCCCCTTTTTCTCCGGCTCGTCTGACGGAGCCGTTGCCGGTACCCCGGCTTTGTTGACATTCTCCAAGTCAACGTCCTCCTTGCTGTATTTTCCAATACCTCCCATAGAGAACCCGGTAATTGTACCTTTCTGAACAGCATCCCATACCTCGTCATTCTTGACCTCTGCCGTGATGAGCCATGTTCCCTTAACGATGGTTTGTTCTCCAACAGCCATATCGCAAGGCGTGACCCAACTCTCGACAAGGACTATGCCTCCGGGAGTTGCGTCCTCAAAGCTATGCTGAATGTCGAGTAGTGCGCTGTTCTTCATAAACCAATGTGCCGCCTTAACAATCTCATCCGCAGTCATGTAGTTATCATCGGTGTCGGCTTTCATCGGCTCATACACAATACCGGTGATGTAATGCGCGTCTGAGTCCACCTTGAGTATCTTTCCGTAGATGGTAAAGGTCGCGCCATCGTTCTCGGCCTTGGTGATAAGGAACGGATTTTTATTCGCCGGTTTGTCC